GACCGGATTGCCCCGAGGGATGTACGGGTCGAGTTCAGGCTGGATCAGGCTCACACGATCCCCATCTGGGCATCACGAATCGCACGACGCAAGGTGGCCACGTGCATCTCTTCGCGGGCGGTGAGGATGCGCAGCAGCACGTCGCTCTCCAGCCCGCCCGAGAAGGTTTTGCCTTCCCCGCTGAAGGCGAAGTATTCGTTCCCGCGTGTCGCGAACAGCATCGGCCCGGGGGCATAGCCGACCCCGCCCGACGCCATCGGCACGACCGGGATGTGCGGGGCCTCGGGGAGATTCGGCACGTCCCAGACAATGGGAATGTGGATCGAGAAATTGAAGGCGCGCTTCACGTTGTCCGCCGCTTCATTCGCGGAATCGGTGAAGTCGACTTTCATGCGATCAGCGGACGCGGCGAATCCTTTGGCGCTGGTCTGGGCGGTGTCGAGATAGATGTTCGTCATGTCGACGCCGAGTTCGTTCGTCTTCTGCCGCTGCTGATTGGTCATGTCGTCGACCGACTGATTCACGGTGGCCGCTGTGCTGGCCTGCGCGGCCTTGATCTGCGCGTCCAACGCCGCCATCTGCCCGCGCATCTGCGTCTCGATCACGCCCATCACTTCCTCGGGGGCCTCCTGCGACACGGCATCCGAGAGCGTTTTGTATTTCGCTTTCAGATCATCGATAGCCTTCGAATCCTGTCCGAGGGCGGCCTCTTGCGCCTTCTGCGCTTTGTCAAACGCGTCGGCGACCTGCGTGGCGGTGTATTCCCCGGAGTCGCGCATGTACTGATAGAGGCGGGCCGCTTGGTCCGCCGAATCCTGCAGACTCTTCTGCGTCTGGTAGCCCGCCGCCGCCGCCTGATCGATGAGATCCTGCGTGGCCGCAGCGGCCCGTTCCGCGTCGGTGACGATGTCGCCGCCCTTGGTGGCCACTCGTCCCATCGCCCGCGCCTCGGCCGCGTTCAGATCATCAAGGGCTTTGCGGATCTGATCAGCCGTATAGGTGCCGGTCTGCCGCATCAAGTTGTAAATATCCTGTGCACGCTTGTAGGCGGTGATGAGGTCATCCGCAGACGGGCCATACTTCTGCGAGGCCTCCTGCGCCAGCTGCGTCGTCTTCTGGAGATCCTTCAGGGCCTGCTGCGCATCGCCGAGGGTCTTGGCATTCCGCACGGCATCGATCAGCGCCTGTGAATAGCTGCCGAGGGCATCGGTGGCGGCGTTGAAGGCATCGGCCGCGCTGACCTTGAACTCGCCCAGCTGCTGCGCAAGGGCGGCCTGCTGCGCGGTCGTCTGCGCATACCAGCTGGTCAGGATGCTCAGCCCGCCTGTGAGCAGCGACACTAATGAGGTTGTGGCCGTGGCCGCCGCTTGCGCGGCCTGCACGGAATCGGGCCCGAACTCCCGCGCGGCCGCCCCCGCATCACGGAAGGCCGACGCCACATTGGCGATTTGCCCTGACAACCCCGTGATCTGGCCGACGATGCCGCCGAACGCGGCCCCGCCCGCTTGCGCGAACGTCGCGACGGCTGCCCCAGCCGTGTCGAAGTTGATCTTGGTTTTTTCGAGTTCCTTGTTGTAGGCGACCAGTCCTTCACGCTGCGCTTCCGTCAGTGTGGCGATCCGTGTGCCGACTCGTTCGATGCCGGACAGCGGGTCGAGCGCAGCGGCCCGTTCCAGCGCATCGATCTTGATCATCACGTCCAGGTGCTCGCGTTCCGCTTGCGTCATCGCTTCGACGGCGGGCGTGGTGGCGGTGATGGTCGAGAGATCGAGCACGCGCGTGGAGTGCAACGACTGGCGGGCCGCATCGCTGCGCTTCAACCCCTCGACCTCGGTATTGGTGACCGTGCCCAACGATTGCAGCACCTGCACCGTCGCCTTCGTGGTCTCCGCATCGATCTTGGCGAGTTCCGTGTGGACGCGCGTGGCTTCCGCGACGGCTTTGACTTGGTTGACGGATTTGCCGAGGGCCAGCGCGATGTCTTCCTCGCTGACCTTCATGTCGAGCAGCTGTTTGATGCGCTGCTGCGTGATCGGGCTCAGGGACTGCAGGACCGCGCCATACCCGTGTTCGGCCTCGCTGACGTGGTCGACCGCTTCTTTCACGCGGGCGAGGTGTTCCTTGAGTTTGCTGGCGAACTCGTCGTACTCCTTTTCCGCTTCCTTCACTTCGGCCGAATCAATCCCCGGCACTTTGAGCGGAGCCTCGGTCGGCAGGGTGGGCGCAGGAATGTGCTGCACCATGCGGTCGATTTGCGCCTGCAGATCGGCGAGTTGTTTTTGCGCATCTTGCACGTAGGCCCCGAGCGGTGTGAATCCGCCTTTCCAGGCCGTCTCGAACGTGACAATAAATTCCGAGGCGAAGCCCTTCGCCTTCAGCATCAAGGTGTCGAATTGCGAGGCCGTCTTCGACATCGCGTACACGGTTTCGTCACTGGCCCCGACGGCTTTGTTTTTGATGTCCTCAAAGCCTTGCTGCAGCGTCGGCACGACCGCCACCATCTGCTTCCCGCCGACCTCTAGTGCATCGTGCAGCTGCGTGCCCGAGTCGGCGACTTTGCGGATCGCGTCCGACAGTGCGATGAATTTGTTCTCAGGCGACAAGCGCATGAAATCTTCGACACTGATCCCCATGTCCTTCAGCGCCTTGATCGCGTTCTTATCGCCGCCTGCGAGTTTTTCCTCCATCTTCACAATCGCGGCGGTGATCTCATCGACGCTATTGCCCGCCTCGCCGCCGACCTGCCGGAATTTCTGCAGCGCCTGCAGCGTCAAGCCGGTCTGGGCGGAGAGATGCGTCAGTTGGCTGGCGTCTTCGAAGAGCGCCTTCCCAAACGCGACGAGTTCGGTGACGCCGAAGCCGATCCCGAAGGCCGCCGCGATGTCTTTGCCGATGCCGGTGATCTCTTTCAGCGTGGCCGAGGCTTCCTTGCCGCTGTCGGAGACGTGTTTCAGATTGTCCGAGACGCCTTGCCCGACGGTGCTGAGCGCCTGGGCGGCGTCGGTGGATATGGTGCCGATCTGTTTGAGATCCGTGACCGTCTGCTGAGACGCGGTGCCGACGTCGGTGATCGCCTGATCGATTTTTTTGGCTTCGGCGACCGTGGTGCTGCTCGACAGGGCTCCGCCCATCCGATTTAATTGGCTGGCGGCGTTGTTGGTTTCGGTTTCGAATCCGCGCAGTTCCGACTCGGCTTTTGCGACGCCGTCGTAAAAGCTGGTGAAGTCGGCGATGAATTTGGCGGTGACGGCCATCAGCGTTGACGCGCGGCCTCCGCGTCGGCGGCCGCGCGGTCCATCTCCTCAATTAAGACGTCGTACACATCACGCGGCAGGTCTGCGACCCAGTCGTAGCGCCAGCCGTTCATGAACCGACAGACTGCAAGGTCGCTGACGATGTGCTCTCGCCAGCCGTCTTTTTTTTTCGGTCCTCGCGTTCCTGCTCGCTGCGGACGTCGTGCGCATCCACCGCTTCGGCGATTTCCCGAAACGTGTCGGTGTCGAGATGCTGCAAGGCCGACTCACTGAAAGGGACCGGCCCGTTGTGATCCTCAAAGGACCACTGCACCACGTAGGCGAGGATCTTGGTCACGCCGACGCGTTCGGAATTGATCACCGCCGCTGCGCCCGCGTGCTGCTCCTTGATCATCTCGGTGAAGATGCGTCGCACGTCGCCGGCGTTGAGTTCATGTTTGACATCGATCCAGTCGCCGTCGGAGAGCGGCAGCCGATCAATGGAGGGTCGAACGAAACGATTGCGTCCCACGAAGACCTCACATCTGCGGACCAAGCACGGCCGTCAACGTGCTCTCCGCGATCTGGAGCGACAGCACAGGCCACTGCCAGCCCCGATGGTTGATGACGAAGGTGAGCGGGCGTTGTGCGACGGCGTAACTGTCGGCGGAGGTGACCCGGGCCGTCAGCGTCCAGCCGACGGCATCCCGCACCACGAGCAGATCGCGGAGTGACGCGGCAGGCTGGTACCCCCAGCGCAATTCGCCGTCCACTCCGCGAATCTCCACGTGATGAGGCATGGCTCACCCATCACGCTTATTGCCGGACCCACGCGCCATTGGCGGCGAACGATCCGGAGATCGTGACGGCCCCGGAGACGGCGGTGTTGATCGACATGTCGAGCCATGCCGGTCCCGCCCAGTACTTCGACGGCGCGTCGGCCGACGGATAGAGATAGAGGCGGCAGCCATCGGCAGAATCCGCCGCTGTGAACGGTTTCGTTTCGGTGTCATCGAAGAACCCTGCGAGGGTGCCTTTGATGTCCTTCAGGCCCTGGACGTAGGTTTTGTTCGCGTCGCCGAACGACGTCACGTCGATCTTGTCGGTGGACTGATCGAGCGTCCACGTGTTGAGTTTCAACACGCTCGTCGCCGTGCCCGATCCCGTGGTGGAGAGATAGACGACGCCTTTGCGACCTGCGTACACACTCATGCCAGCCTCTGCGCTTTCTGCCGCTCGTCGGCGGCTCGTGGATTCACGAGCACTCGCAGGTCACCGAGCACGGTCTTGGCTCGTTCCACCCATGAGGCCTCGGCCACGCAGGCCGGAAGTTGTGCCGCGATCCGCTTCCGGCCTGCCGCGTCGGGCAGCCAACGGCGGATCTGGTCTGCGGCTTCCGTCGGCGTCGTAAACGTGGGGATGAGATCGCCGAACACCTCGCGCACTTCGGCGCGGTACTCGCTGAGATGGAAGGATCCGCACGCCGCCAGTTCATAGGCGCGCGGACTGAGCGATTCCGCGTGGAGGGCCTTGCGCGCCCCGTAGCCCCAATTTTTGCGGGTGCGATAGAGGTTCAACCCGATCTTGGCGCGACGGTAGAGCGCCGCCGCGAACTCGTTGTTGATCTGGCCATCACGGATGCAGGCGCGCAGCTGGCGACTGAGACCCAGCCCCTTCCACGTCCCGTATAGGCCGAGATCGATCCCCGCCCAATCGATGGCGTTGAACCACTCGATGCGTTCTGAGAATCCCGACCCGACGAAGACGACATCGTGCGCGGGCACGCCTGCCGCCAGACGGGGCGAGAGATAGTGCCGCTCCGGGTGCCAGCCATGCGGCAGGTACCCTGCGCGCGGATTGACGGCCCGAAATCCATCGACGCAGGACCGTTCATTCGTCCAGCAGCCATCCACCAACGCCGCGAGTTTGAGTTCCTGCTCGCTGTCGTAGGGTGATTCCGTGAAGAGGATCGTGACGATGAGGCCCGCGCGCTTCATCATCAC